CTTTGGTTATTTTGAGCTCTACCCAGAACGCACTACCTTCTGCACACACATGAACGTCTGGTATCCCGCCGCCATAGCGGTTTTCAATCCGTGTGGTGTTCCAGTGCTTTGGTATCTTTGCCTTCAGACGATTCCACAGGAGTGTCTCCGCTTTCTGCGCCATCTATCACCTTGTAGTCTGCATCAATAAATGCTGTCGGGTGTGTCTTGCGAAGCTCTGCAAGTCTGCCTTCTATTTCTTCACGGCTCATATTTTCAATAGCGTGAAAATGATTTGTCTCTCGTCTATCTGTTGTCAACCCACCCAGTGCGGAACGTGTCTTCTCTGCATTTATGGCAGCAGAGAAATGCCCCGCCTCTTCCGCATTTACAGATAAGTCTCGAAGCCTCTTAAGCTGACCCATAAGAGTAACTCCATACTTCCTCTCTTTCTCTTCTCTTAGTTCTGTTATGTACTCGGCTACATGCGGGAAGGTACTTGCATCCAAAAGTTTATGAGCCTGGATCTTGGCAACCCCATTTGTATCAGCATAGCCGGCCAATCGAGCGCATTCCGCATTGGAGTGCGTCCCATCAACAAAATGCCGAGCAAACTCCTTTTGCCGGTTTGTCAGTTTCCGGCCATGAGATTCTTCAATCTCTTCAGCCCTGCGTTCTATTCTTCTTTTCATCTCCGCTCCTATATAGCAGCAAATTCATATTATATTTTATTTTTACAAAATTCAAAATGCCCTACGGCTAGAGAAAACTGGGACGATACTGGTCTTTTTGGGACGGTGTGGGACGAGAATCATGAAAAGTGGGACGAGGATATTTGGCCGTGTTCCGGGGTTTTTTATCCATTTTCCACTGTTCGTCCCACTTGTCCCACTTTTTTTGACATTTTTTTCGTTTTTAAATTCTTTTTTTTCAAATCGCTGCTATATACCGCCCGGTCATCGAACCGTTGCCCGGTAGCCTTGATTTTCCGGCCAAACTTCCTGTCCCACTGTACCAGGACATCGTTCCGTTCCCCTTCGTGGGCGTACAGCTTGTTCTGTAGGCTATGTCCCGTCATAATTACCTGTAATCTGATGATTGACCACAATCACCCTTTTTGCTACTATTCCTCATGAAAGTAGAACTAACAAAGGAAAAAGTCATGTCAAAAGCTATCACCAAATTTGATAAGCCTACCCTCAAGATGGTGCGTAAGGAACTTCAATCTTCATTGGACGACCTGCAAGAGAAACTGGGCATCCAGTTGAAAATCGGAAATATCCGTTTTGATGCCAGTACGTTTACTACAAAACTAGAGGCATCGTTGGTTGGCCATGATCCATTGGCAGAGGAATGGGAAAAATATGCCAATAGGTTTGGTCTGGATGCAACGTGGATAGGGAAGAAATTCCTCTCTAATCTAGAGATGCATACCATCATCGGTTTGGATACCAAGAAGAGAAAGTATCCTGTTATAACAACTTGCGATGGCAAGAAGTACAAGTTTCCAGCGGACATCGTTGTAGAAAGGATGTCGGCATAATGAAAAACCAAGTCATATCTCTGTATGATTACACGGGCGAAGCTCTTCGTCCATGGGCAGAGGCTGGATATGAGTGCTTCGCGTATGACATCCAGCACGACTACGATCCGCTACGGGTAGAGGGAAATATAAAATATGTGTACGCGGATTTGTACAGGCACAATACCCTTATGGATATTTTTGTACGCCATGGAGCGGACAACGTGGCATTCCTGTCGGCGTTCCCCCCTTGCACGGATTTGAGTGCGGCGGGTGCGTTGCACTGGAAGAAGAAGGCAAAAGCCAATCCACATTTCCAGACAGAAGCTGTTGGTCGGTTGAAAGAAGCCGCTATACTGGCGGAAGCGTTCCGTTGTCCGTTCTACATTGAGAACCCAAACGGGGCCGTTCCACGACTGTGGCGGAAACCTGATTACCGTTTTGATCCATACCAGTATGGCGGGTATCTGCCGGAAGACGATGAGCATCCAAGATATCCAGAGGTCATTCCCCCAAGGGATGCGTACAGGAAACGCACTTGCCTGTGGACGGGATGCGGATTCCGTATGCCTGAACCAAGGGCCGTGGACTACGAGAATGTGGTATTCAACCGCATTGACCCAACCAAGGGTCGTAACAACTCTCCCGTACAAGCGAAGACGGGCGGGAAATCTTTACGAACCAAGAACATCCGTTCAGCAACCCCGCGTGGGTTTGCCATGGCGGTGTATGAGGAGAACCATGTCCAGTAACCAAGAGAAAAATGTTCCGTGTCCCGCGTGTAGTGGGAATGGATACATCCGAAATCCACCAGGTGATCCAGACGTAAAAGGTCCAAGCGTGGACCAATGTCAACTGTGCGATAGCGAAGGGGAAGTTCCGAAGCATCTGGCTGACGAATGGCCTTTTAAATAAAAGAAAGGAAGAACTCATGACATTTGAAGAACGTGTTGAAACAGCCGCCCTTGAGCGGCGGGCTGAACAAACCGCGATCCGTGTGCCGCTGCAAAAATTAACCCGCGACATGGTCAAAGCTGGGGAAGCCCTCTCTACGGGAGAGGCCCGGTTTCTCGTTGATAGCTATTACACAATGCAAGAGGGGCGTATTCGTTCCAATAACCAGATCCGCGCACTTACGGAGTCCGGTGAGCCGCACGATATTCTCCAGTGGTTGTCCGTTGAGAACCGCGTCCTTGAGGAAAGCATTAAACTGGCACTGGACATCTATTCTCTCACCCACCCGTTTGGTTCCAGGATGCGGGAGGTTGTGGGTGTTGGCCCTGTTATCGCGGCTGGTTTGTTGGCCCACATAGATATCACCAGAGCCACAACGGCTGGGGCCATTTGGCGGTATGCAGGTCTTGACCCGACCAGTGAGTGGAAAAAAGGAGAGAAGCGTCCGTTTAATGCGTCCCTGAAAACCCTTTGCTGGAAACTTGGGGAGAGCTTTGTCAAAGTCTCTGGCAATGAGAAGTCCCTCTACGGGAAGTTGTACAGGGAGCGTAAGGAAATAGAGCTTGCCAAGAACGAGGCTGGCGACTTTGCCGACCAGGCGAAAGCCAAACTGGAGAAGTTTAACATTGGTAAAACTACGGACGCCTACAAAGCCTACTCCAAGGGTAAGCTTCCCCCCGCTCACATCCATGCCAGAGCCAAGCGTTACGCGGTTAAGATGTTCTTGGCCCATCTGCATGAGATCTGGTACGAGATGGAAACGGGAGAGAAGGCCCCTGTTCCTTACGTCATGGCCCATGCGGGTCATACCCATAAGATCGAGCCCGGTTGGTAGTTTTGCAATGCCAACTCATAAAACTTTTGAAATTAAACCTTTTGATTGGTCAATTAAAGTTAACGTTAGGTATGGAGAGGAGGACTGACCAATGAAGACTTTTGAGGTTACACTGATCGCCAACGTCTCAAAAACCTACCGCATCGAAGCGGAGGAGGAGGAAATTGCAGAGGAGGAGGCGAACGAATACTCCCCGCATGTTTTTGGTGAGGGAGAGGGACCAGTGGTATATTGCCACACCCACTATGAAACAGAGAGTGTTAAGGAAGTCCCCTGCAATGAGGGAGAGCCGAAATGAAGATCCTACAAAAAATCCTTACATTGTTTTCCCCTCCGGGGGAGGGGTTACCGGAAGATGTGGCCCACCTGAAGATGCCACGGCCACTTTTGGTCTGCTATTCAATCCTGGATACCGGCCACCGGAAAAAAGAATCGGAAGAATTTTATTGGTATGCAATTGAAAACATGGTTAGAATAAAGCATCCAGAAGAGCCGAACCTGCATAGGGAATCATAGAATGCGAGATCCATCGGATTATAGGAAAACCATAAGATACGAGAGAACCAATGAACCAAATGAATCCCAGCCCATGAGAGAACCAACATCTTCATGTGATCCACTAAAGTCAATAAAGGGCCAATCAAAATGAGAGATAATGAAATCACAGTGTCCGAAGTGAAACACCCGACCCGAATGAACCATGCTTGAAGATTGAATTAGAGCTTGAGACAGAACCAATAGCCCCGAATGC